CAATAGAAGTTTCAAATGTTGTTCATAGAAAAGCAAGTTGGAATAAAGAATTAGATTTAGCTAGAAGTTTTATTGCTGAAGTACCTAATCCAAATTATCAAACAACAGAACAACTTGAAGAACAATTAATTAAGAATGTTAAAAGTATTGTGTTTAGGAATAGCTTTTATAAAAAATACTTTGATACTGACATTACTTTTGAATTGCCAAACTCATACAAAGGTAATAGCTACTACAAGTGGTGGGACAATCATATCGTCATTAAGAAGTGGGCTTGTGATAAAACTGTTCTTCACGAGTTAGCACATCAAGGTAAAGGTTGTAATGGTAATCACGACAGAAACTTTACAAGTCAAATGTTAATGCTTGTCGGAACATTTATGGGTCATAAGGCTCAGATAGAATTAGAAGATAGTTATAGACAAGAAGGCGTAGATTGGGACGGCATATTTTTCCATAGTGAAGATTGCTTAAGAGATTGTGGTATCACAGATGAACTTGCACTTAAAAGAGCTAAAGGCAAGAAACAATGTGCAACCCTTAAAAGCACAATGCACCAAAACTTTAAGAGTCGTAAAAGAGTAGCTAGTCGAAGATATTAAGTTCACACTTAATCGGAACTCGGAAGCCCACCGTTCATTCGGTGGGTTTTCGTTTTAAAAAATTTTTTTTTGCTTACCGTCAAATCGAAGGAGTAATAACTTCGTCAGGTCTTGGCTCTCGGTAGATTACATTACATCTACAGTTCACAGTTTCTTTTGCAGATAGATTTGGTGCTTTAGGATATAAAGCTCGTTCTCCACCAACAGTAAAGAAATCGTTTTGACCTACCACTTGTCCGTCAGCAGTAATGTGGGTATCTCTTGACCTTTGGAATGTTGTTTGCCATTCTTTGACAGTAATGAGACCTGAACTCTCAACTGCGTCATACTGACCAAACTGAGCCAAAGCCCCACCTTCAGTTCTAGCAATAGTCGAAGCTCTACTTAGTAACTTCTTCGGTAAGGCATTCTCTACTTGTCCTGTAATGTAGTCATACATTAAATCCCCACTAAGTCCAAGCTCAACTGCTTCGTCAATACTTCTACGGATTGTTCTGTTCAAATTAGCTTTAGTAGTTTTAGCTAAGTCAGGCATAACAGAATCTAACCTATCATTTACAAAGGCAACGGCTTTTCGATTGTATCTAGTTCTTGGAACAGGAGAAGTACTACTTGGTATGACATCGCCACCTTGCAATCGTATTGGATAGAATCCTTCATTGATTACCTGACTTCGAGTTTTCCTTCTGTTCTTGTAAGTATATAAATCTGTATCTTCCAACTCAGAATATCCTTTAAGAGATTCAGGTAAGAGAATACCAAATTGGAACAAGTTAAAGTCATAGACTTCTGATAAGTAAATATCATACAAGTCAAGTTTCCATTCAAGCGTAGTCTCATCTATGATATTATTTAAAATCGGAGATTCTCCATTCAAAACAAAATTTTTGTACGCAGGGTTGTCTTTGCCACGCACCATACTTCTCGTGATTTTTTTTAATTGACTACGCAACAGACCGACATAGTAATCTGTGTACCACAGTTCCCAATTCCTGAGCATAGCGTCATAGTTCCGATAGATACCTTGCTTCACTTCCGTAGATGTGAGACGACTTGTTCTGTACTCTGTGTCTGCTTGTTCTCTTAGCTTATGCCTACGCACTAGTTCTGAAGCTGACTTATCTACTTCGTCTCTCTTGTCCATAGCTCTTACTAACTTACTACTCCACCTTTGTCCTGCTGAGCCACCCCATAGCTTCCAAGCAATAACTCCATTGGTAGCTCTATCAGTTCTTCCTGCGAGAAAATCTCTAGAGTCTTGTGTTTGTAAATCTACTTCGTGTCTAGGGAAGTACTTAGCTATGTGTCGTACCTTCTCAGGACTAGCCTTTGTATTGGAGACGAGATACCGAGCAGTACCGATACCAACCGATGTACCACCTCTGCCAAACTCAGCACGGAGTCGTAGTCCTTGTTCGGCTTGTGCCTTAACTCCTTTAGGTATCGAGAAATCCAAGTCATCGTACTTTCCTTTTTTATTACTTCCACTTACGCCTGTGTCCACATTCTGACCTATACCAAGAGTATCTAAATCTATCTCCGTATTAAAGACAAACTGTCTTATATCCGAAACACTACTAGAACTATTACTATCCTTATTACTCTCTATATGACTATCTACCGTATTAGCAGTAGGGGAAGAATTTATTGCGAGGTTTTTATCCTTCTGAGTCATAGGATTCATTGTTGTTCATTAGACCTTCATACACTTCGTGTGTTGCACAAGGCATATATATTGTATTACCATTCATATCCATACTATGACTTCCTTCACAACCTAACTCTTTAGCTCTTGCTTCAGCTTCTTCTTGGGTTGTAAAGACATCATTACCAACCATATCTTTTGGCTCATCAGCAAATCTCTCTATTTGTCTAAGTCTTATATCTGCGAGTTCTCTTGTTGGATAGCAACCCATATTCCTGCCTGTCTCTGTAATAACGCAGTATTCTCCGTCTATCTCTTGTACCACTTTGAACTCTGCACCACCAAATCCTGCTTCTGAGATAGCTTCAGGTACTTCATCAGATTGTGCTTCCTGTTGTATTGTTGCAGGTTGATAGTCTCTAAGCATATTGGCAGGTACAGATACCTTCTCAGCAGGAAGTAAATAGACATCTTGTTCTGTTGTAGTAGGTAATCCAACGCTCTGTCTTGCTTCTGCTACTGTAACCCAACCACCTTGTACTGCTAAGTTCATTCTCTCGTAAATCTCATTAGTATCTGTTTGCAAGGCTCTTACATCTGTATAGTCATATCTAGCTTCTAAGTTATTTGAATCAGGGTAATCAACTTTAAGTATTTGATGTGTTATCTCTTGTGCGACCATATCCCATAAAGGAATGAGCTTTTGTTCTGTAAAGAACTCTCGCAAAGTCTTAGCGTTCGAGTATGTCGCATATTTCAAGCCCACTTCCATGCCGGCGAGAATGCTTGGGACTCCAATTACTGCAGATACTCTAGCTTCAAAGGATTCTCTTAAGTCTCCTATCTCTAAGTCTTTAGGACTAAAGGCAAGTCTCTCTACATTTACTCCACCTGATAAAACCAATGGCTTACCACGATTCTGTCCACCAACTCGTCTTTGGAATGCTTTAGAGATTGATTCTCCTTCTTCTTCTGTTAAACCATATTCATCTTTAGGTGTAATCATAAAGCTAGGCACACCCATATTAGCTAAGATTGATGTTGCCATTTGTCCTGCACTCTCATCTCCATAAATCTCTCTAAGTAATGTTTTTACAGGAGAGAAACCTTGTCTATGGTTTTCAGGGTCAAGTCCAAGCCTAAAGTGAGCAACCATATCTCTATCTAAGTTAATCTTTTGATTCTTAACTTGATATTCATAATATTCAATTAAAGTCTCATCACTTCCTTTTGGAGTTACATTCTCAGGCATTAAAGGATATAAAGCGACTAATTGTCCTGCTTCATTCTTTTGTTTAAGTAAATAAGCGTCTCCTGATATGTGCATTGATTGTACTAAATAGTTTTGTACGACATCTCCTGACATATATGGATTAGGTCTTTTGAACAACATTGTAAGTTGATGATTAGGCACAATGTCATATTCTCCTACTTCATTTAATTGATAAATTTTTAATTGTGCTTCTGCGAATGATGTTCCAAGTACCTGTAAGCAAGAAGTTACGGCACTATTTGAAGCACCATTACCTAAACCTTCAACACTAAATTGTCCTGCTGATGTCTGATAACCTTGTATAAAGGAACTGTTGTATGGGTCTACACCTTGTCTGAAAAAGTTAAAACCTGTACTTCTTTTTTGTTCTGTATTTCCAAAGACAACTTCTCTGAAACTTCTTCTCTCTGCCAATTTCTCTCCTTAAGAGCTTTGTGCAGTAATGGACGCAACCCTTATCGGCACTACTACACTCTGCTCTAATCTTACATTATATTAGAAAACTTTTATACTTTTACGCACTTTAGATTCTATCACGGCATAGGCAAGGCTATCAACAATATCATCGTGTTCTGCTTCAGGGAATCTTAACAGTTCTGTTTGTACATCTCCAAACCAAGCAGAGTTCTTAGGGAAGAATATATCGCCTGACTCCATACGAGCGATTAACGGATATGCACGGCTAATCTTATCTCTGTCAGCTTTTAATGACTTAACTATTAGTCCTTCTCTCTTAGCCATTTGAATAAACGCCAACTGATAACCTGCTCTCTCAATTCCGACATAAGCAAGGTCAAACTGCTGAACTTTTCTTTGTAGTAATGGCAATAAATCAGGTGCTTCCAATCTTCGTCTGTCAATGTCGAGAATAAGAATCTTGCCTTCAGGTGTGATTGCCACCGATGTAATGACCGTGAAGTCAGCACTCTCTCTAGTTGATGTAGCCAAGTCAACAGTTGCGTATCTACGGCAATCTTCCAACTTACACTCTTTGTCTTTATATTTATAATAAACTTCCAAATATTCATTTTTTGTCTCCTTATCAATAGATATTCGTTCTTCTATGGAGTAATGCTCAAACCAATCTGCTTTAAACAAGCCACCTGTGGCTTCGATAAATTGAGCTTCGTATTCTTGAGCAAACAAAAAACTACCTATTTCTTGTTTTGCTGATTCTAATTCTATAGGGTCAATGATTGGATTTGTATGTGTTGGGTATGTAAATCTTACCCAATCATCTAATAAATTTGCTTCTGAGTAGAGCTTTTCAAAAAAATTATATCCTTTTGGTGTGCTGATAAATAATGCACTACCTTTTTTCTCTGTTAATGCAGGTCTAATTACTTCTGCCCAAGTTTGTGGTTTCATAAAGGCACACTCGTCTAAAACAACAAAGTCTAAACCTGCACCCCTTAACTTCATAGGGTCATCTGCTGACCTTACTTGAACTGAGCCACCTGTAGTTGTAATAATAGTTCTCTCAGCTTCTTTTACTTTTACTCCGTATTCAATGCCAATGCTTCTTAAGTCTGCCCACGCTTCATTAGTCATAGAGTAAGAAGGTGCAATCCACCAAGCTCTTTTGCCTTCCCAAGCGTATTTAAGGCAAAGCCAAACACCAAGTTTGGTCTTACCCCAACGCCTTCCTGCACTAAGAACAGTAAACCTTTTCATATTGTTTACTACTTCCATTTGTGCAGAGTGTAAAGGTGGAAGCTCGATGTCTAAGCCTGAGCTGACATTTGCGTCCAATGATGATTGCATATTTACTCCTGTTGGGAATTAAGCCAAGCTAAAAAACTCTCGATGTGTTTAGTTGGCATATTAAAAGAATTATATACAAGTCCAAAGTCTGTAAGTATTGGCATAAAGACAATGGCAGGAAGTTCATTGATGTCGATAACTATTTCATCTAATATTTCTTCTTCAATCTCTCTCATATCAAGAGATTCTATGATGTCAGCAAACTTATTATTTATTTCTTCTTCATTCATTGTTATCTTCCAATCTTTTTGGCTCTATGACTTCGCCTTCAATATATTCATCTTGTCCTTCAAGTAGGTTACCGTCTGCCCAACGCAATCTTACTTTTGGATTGTCTTGGTTTTCAATGGCAACTGTATCTCTCTTACCAAACAAATGTGGGTATCTTCTCTCTAAGTACCAAGCGTCTGCCTGCCAAGAGCCATTCTCTCCTGCTTCTTCAATTCTTTTAATTCTTCGTTCAATAGCTTTTGCTTCTGCTATCTGTATTCTTTGCCAAACTTTATCGTAAGGGTGTATTCCTTTTTGTCCTTTAATTTTCCATTCAGATAAAGCTGATGTGCTTATTCCAACAGATTGACACGCAAGATTAACATACATTCCTGACGCAATAGAATCACAAAGTGCTTCTACTAATTGTTCATTATGAGCTAAAGTTTGCTTTGGCATTATCCACCCATAATAGC